AGCTGGTTGCACTTCCCGGCATGGTTCAGAATCCTTGCAGGACGGCGCGCAGCGGTGCGCCGGAATACTGGGCGTCTTCTTTCAGCCTGTTGGCCACGGCGACGGCTTCGCTGAACCGCGTGGTCATCTGCAGTTCGCGATCGTCGTCCATGCCCCACATCGCGCCGTAGCGGACGGTGCCGAACAGGTAGATCTGGTAATGCCGCTCGAGGATGGCGTTGGTGTCGGAGGCGACCTTCAGCGGCTTGGGCTTGGCGTAGTAGGCGATGTCGATCTGCTGGAGAGTCGTGGTCGGTGTGATCACCGGGTGCGGCAGGAACTCGATGCAGTCGCCGACGATGCGATAGGCGCAGACGGCGTTGCCGGGGTTGCAGCAGCCGCACGAGCAGCCGGAGCCGCACGGCAGCGGTCCGGTCCAATAGTCGGCCATGGCCAGCAGATCGCCGCAGCAGGAGAACGCCACGCTCTCGAACTTCACCCAGTCGGTGGGCAGCGTGATGAACGGCGCATCCACCGCTTGCGTGCCGCGAGCGATCATCGCCTGGGCACGCAGCATACTGGCGATGTCGGTCTCGACGGACTGCACCCAGGACGGGATACGGTCGGCGATATCCTGGCGCTTGAGATACGCCATCACATCGGCCTGGAGTTGCCCGTAGGACGCCATGGCTACGCGATGACCACGGGATTGGAGGCCGGCGCGGCGGTCGAGCCTTCGGAGTTGGTGGCGGTGACGACACAGGTTGCCGTTCCGCCAATGTCTCCGGCCTGCACGGCGTAAGTTGCGGCATTGCCGCCAGCGGCGTTGCCGTTGATCTGCCAGGCGTAGGCATAGCTGTCGGGATCGCCGGTCCAGTTGCCCATGGTGCAGTTCAGCACGCTACCGGTCTGCGACAGATACGGCACGTCTTTGTTGACCGGCTTAGAGATCGGCTGCGGCTCTGGCTTCTCGGGCGGCTTGCCAGGCTCCTGCTGCGAGGCTTGCTGCTCGGCGCCGGCAGCCGCTGTAGCCTCGCCCTGCGCGATTGCGGCAGCCTCCGCCTCGGTCATCGACTCCGCTGCCGGATGCACGCGCATGAGCAGCACGGGATCGATGTCGGGCGCGACGGTGGGCGGCAGCGTGTCGCTCATGGAGGCGGCGGTGGCGGCTCGGTGCCGGCCACCGGCTCCTGCTGCGATGCCTCTAGCTCGGCACCCAGCGCGGCCGTCTCGGTGCCCTGCGCCATCGCTGCGGCTTCCATGTCGGGCAGCGACTGCACCTCGGTGTTGCCGTGGACCTTGGCGAGCAGGATGGGATCGATGTCGGGGAACAGCACGGGTTCCAGCGGCGGGTTCTCGGTGGTGCCGGGGGCTGGTCCCATGCGGCCGGCCCTGCGGCCCTCCGGGTCGGCTGTCGTGCGCGGTGGCGGGTCCATGCGGCCAACGGCCGGCGGATCACGGTAGTCGCTCATTACACTCTCCTAGCGTCGTCTGTTCTGAACTGACGTGCCTCGCGCATGTTCAACCACCCGTCGAACGCCGCGGGGTCGCGCGTAATCCCGAGACGGTTGAGATTGGCCCAGGTGTTGATGTCGATCCGCGCCACGAGGGTCCATGTGTCCGAGCCAGTCCGTGCCTTGGTCGGGTCAAACGCGCGGGCCAGTTGCTTGGCGCTTTCGGCAACGGCATGCGCGTTCTGTTGGTGGACGATCAGCGGAAGGCCGGTTTCGGTGTCACGAATGACCCGCGTGCGGCGCTGCACATTCGGCCGGTAGTTATCGTATAGGACGGTCATTGCGCGAGCCTTGCTTGCTTACGCCGATAGTAGAGGGCCAATGCTCTGGTATTGCTGCACAGTTTGCACGAGCGCATGCCGCGATACGTTAGCGTGTTCTCCGGCGTGTATTCGTGGCCCTGCGGGCAGTGCGTCTTGAGCGCATTCAAAGACGATCTGCCCTTGAAGCGCCCCTTGTTCACCATGTCGGTTACGTTGTCCTGCTGCGTCCCCAGAAAGAGGTGGGCCGGGTTACAACAGGCCGGCACGTCGCACGTATGGCAAACGCGCATCCCGGCAGGGATCGGGCCATTTGCCTCCTCCCATGCCAGCCGATGAAGTCTGACCGTCTTACCATTGCGATGGATGCAGCCATAACCGTCGTTCGTCCGTGATCCACTGAACAACCAACAGTCGGAGTCAGCGGCCCGGATGAGGCGCTGCTGCCAAGGTGTAGCTTTTCTTCCCATCTCAACAGTATAGATCACGAATAGCGCCTAATCAATAGGGGTCGTTACGGTAAGTCACTGGTTGAGGTCGGCTATCCAACTATTTGCCTTGGGCGCTGTTGGGCGAAGAGTTCCTTCGAATATTACGCCACCCTGAGTATTGTCGCCGGTCTTGGCCCAATCTTCTTGTATCATGTCCCGCCCGCTGAGCGGTGCTAGCTCGACGAATTCGGGGGTGATGAGCAGGATCTGGTGCGCGGGGCAGAAGCGATCCGGGGCGAGTTGGATGGTGCCGAAGTTGGTGCGGTAGACATCGACCGCGCCGACCATGGTGATCTCGCCGCGCGGGCTGCTGTTGTAGATGTTCTCGATGGCGATCGGCGCACCGACGGCGGTGGTCAGCGTGGCGAAGTAGTCTTTGATGTTGCCCGACATGATGCCGAGGGTCGGCTTGCCGCCGGCGTTCCACGACTGCTGCACGGCGCTATTGACCATGGCCAGCGTCAGATCGCGGAGTGTCCCTGCGGTGCCTGCGTTGCTTCCATCGCCCACCGGCATCACGCCAGCGCCGGCGCCACGGGAGCCGAGACTGCAGTATGTCGGCAAGCCACTCATATGCCGTGGGTCGGTGATGGTGCGGACGAGCGGCGAGGTAATGGCGAGTTCGAGGTCGCGCTTTACCTCCATGCCCTTGAGCACGATCTGCCGATTGTATTCGTCCTGCCCGCCGACAAAATCCGCAGCCCGCGTGGTGTTCGACACACCGACGGTGCGCGCCATGATCTGGCAGATGTTGTTGAGGCGCACCGGCTTGGTGATCGCCTGGGCGCTGGCCGTGAAGCCTTCGGGCTGCGCATTATCTGCTGCAACGCCAAGCTCTTGGACCACCCACTCGGTGAGCACCTGTTGGGCGGGCTCGTTGCTGATCGCCGACACCAGCGGCGTCTCGTCGGGGTCGATGCGGTAGATGACGTCCGCCAGGTCTTCTTTGACCCCAACGGCGGTCGGTTCCATGTAGGTGTTCGCCGGTGCGGCGCTCATCGGCCCGAGGGCCATGACGTGTCTCCATCTGCTAGGCGCGCGCTCAGCGCCGCCTGTTGAAACCAAGGTCGGATTGGTTTCGCGGATGGGACTGTCGGTTCGGCGACATGCAGAGCACTGCCGAACGGTCGCTAGGTCCTACGCGAGGGCACTTCCCACTGTGACGGGACATGGGTCTGGCCCACTCCGCCGCCGTGACAAATGTCAGTATGTGTCAGTAGTCGGAATCCGTCAATAAGTGGTATAAGGTCACGTTCCCCGCATGTGCGGGGATGAACCCCGGGTTTGGTTTCGCAACAGAGACTGTCGGCCGGGTGTTCCCCGCAGACGCGGGGATGAGACCGAGGATGCGCCGGCAGGACCCACTCCTGTCGGCGTTTCCTTTATAGCCCCGCTAGTTCGTCGTCCTCCGCGCCTTCAGCGCGAGGAACTCTGCCCACATCGCGTCGAACTGTTCGCGGGTGAGGTCGGGGCGGACGCGCCGGCACACGTCCCACCACTCGTCGCGGTCGTATTCGTCGAGCCTCATGGCTCATCCGGTGGTTTGGTGCCGTTGCCGCCGCGCGCCGCTAGCAGTAGCGCTAGGATGGCGGCGAGCACCTCGGCCCACATCTCGCGGGCCTGGCCCAGGAAGCTGGAGCAGGCGCCGGGCTCAGCGCTGCCGGTGATGAACAGCCAGTAGCAGGTCGCTGCACCGCCCAGGATGCTGACCAGCTGCGCGATGATAACTGTGGCGAGGAGGAAAAAGCACGCCCGCAGCATATGGAACGGCGGGCGCACCGCATGATTACGTCGCGGCTTCGATGATGTGGAAGGCGTCCGCGTCATTCGCCGGGGTGCCCTCCCCGCCACGAAACCGGAGCACACGGTGATGCACTGGCTGGCCCTGCCATTGGTCGCAGACCAGCAAGCCGTCGCTGTTCTCCGCCAGCAGAATCGCCGCATGACTGCTGCCGTCAGTAGCGTTGGCGTATTTGCCGTCCTGATCGAACGTGGCGATGCAGGTTCCCGGCACAGCTCCAGCCCCCCGCACCGGCACGCCGCGTTGCCAGGTCGATGTGTGCGGCACCGCAGCGCAGACCTGGAGGAACCGGACGCAGTGGCCGTTGTCGACCACTTTGCCCAGATACAGATCGTGCTCTGTCGAGATGAACGGCACGGTGGTTACTTCGGCTGTGCCGTCGGTGGCAGCGGCATGCCAGCGTCGAGGCTCGGATCGACGCACACGTAGCGCCAGCCAAGTCCCGGAATGCCCGCCACCACCCAGAACGTGCCGGAGGGCGGCTTGGTCGATGCGGGCGGCGTTGCGATCGGCTGCGAGGGCTGTGGCGGCGTGCCTCCAGTCGGCGGTGGGGTTGGCACTGGCTGCCCGGACACATGCGGGGGGACTGGTCCTCCCGAGACGTGCGGCGGGCGGCCCGGCGGCGGCCAGATGGCACCAGGCGGCACGCCGGCGATCGGGTTGGTTGGCACGATTGGGGTGCCGAACGACGGCGGCGGCCAGGTCCCTGGCGGCGGTGCTGGCAGGCTGTTGTCGGCGCCCGGCGGCAGGCCCGGCAGGCTGTTGTCGATGCCCGGTCCGGCGGGCATACCGCCGCCAAAGCCTGGGTCAGTCGCTCCGCCACCACTGACGAAGTTGATGTATGCGAGGGGCATGGTGTGTTTACTCCTGTGAGTTAGTCGGCTTGATGGGCAGCGTTGCCACCAGTTCATCGATCGTGTGCTGCGGCATCGGGCGCGCCAGTTCCCTAGGCCCTGGGTTGTAGCTCGACAGCGTCTGCCAGTAGCCGGTTTGCGAGTGGTGAATTGTGATCCTTCGGTGGCAGCTGCCGAGCGCGCAGTAGGCGCCGAGACTGTCGGGGCGGAATGGGCAGCGGCGCAGCAGACAGCGGATGCCGAGCCAGTTCGTCACCGCCCTTGCTGCCTTCTCGCCGACAGCAGTGCGGCCCCGGTGCGCCAGCTGGGCTTGGCGCCGAAGTTGGCCTCGGCCACCCGGATCGCCTCGCGTGGTGGCGGTGCTGGTGCTGCACCATTGGCCGGCGCCATCTGCGTCGGGGGCCGCGTCTTCGCCCCCTCGCTCAGCCGGTCATACATCGCCGCCTTCATCAGCGCCTCGATGTGCCTGGGATCGACGACGCTTTTCAGCTCGTCCCTGGTAAATCCCCCCTTGCTCTCGGCCCATTCAACGATGGTCTTCTGCAACTCGGCGCGTTGTGCCGGATCGCGCCACACCGGGTAGCGCTCGCTGAGGTATTGGTTGCCCTTCTCGGTGGCCTCGGCCAGTTGCCGGGTCTGCGCCCCGGTCTGCACGCCCATGATCTGCTGCAGGCGCTCTAGCTCGGCCCTGGAGGCATCATGCGCGGCCAGCTGCTTCAGGTAGCCATGCGGATCGCTCTCGGCGAGCGCTGGATCGGGCCGCGGCGCCATCTGGAACGACTGCGCCAGGCGGTTCAGTTCGGGCTGCAGCAGCGGCAGCACGGTGGCGAACGCCTGGTGCTGCTCGTGGAGTTGGCGGAGCTGCGCGGCCTGGTCATTGACCTGCTTTTGTTGTGCCGCCAGCGCCTGGGTCTTCTTGGTGTAGTCGCCGTATTCGGCGATGGCCTTGCGCAGATCGTCGGCGGCGTAGTCCCGGCCGTCGATGGTGTAACGGTCCGGGGCGGCGGGCGCACTGGACTCTGCTGGCGTGCCATCCGGCGCCGGGGCCTTGAGGGCGGCTGCCAGGGCGTCGGGCTTGGACTCTACTGCCGGTGCGGGCGGCCCTGCCTCTGGCGCCTCTGTGGGGCTCGCTGAGGCCACCAGGGCATTGGGCGATGGTTTCCCCGCCGCGGGCGCCGCAGCGCTGTCAGCAGCGCCAGGATTGGCGCCGTCGGCCCGGTTCGCCTCGTGCCGCCGCTTGCCCAGCATCCGGGCCGCATCGCGGATGCTCAGCGCGCCGGGGGTGACGTTCGGCGTCGGCGCCTGCGGTATCCCGCCCGGTGCGGGCGATGACGTTGGTGCAGCGGGCGTCCCGCCTGTGCTCTCGCTCATTCGAAGCTCCTGGCCGTGTTGGCCCTGTTGCGTGCCTCCAGCACCCACTCGATGGCGCTGCGGAGGTCGTTCCTCAGCCGCTGCACCGTCAGCACCGTCAGCCGCGCCCGTTCCCGCTCTGCCGGGTCGGCCAGCAGGATCGCCCGCTCGGTCTCGTTGCGGATGATCTCGTCCAACGCCCCCTGCAGCACGGGGTCCGCCAGTAACCGCTCCGCCCCGTTGGCCGCCACGAGTTGCTCGGTGGTGACATCGCTCATCCAGCCAGATCCGGCGCCGGCGGAACGCCTGTGGGATTAAGCGTCGGCCGTGCCAGCAGCGGACCCACACTCCCCAGCGCGCTGCGTGTCGCCATCTGCCCGCCCGGCGTCGGCATGCCGCGGCCCATCAGCGCATTGCGCACCGCCATCGCCGTGGCCGGATCAGACGACCCAGCCGGCGGCATCATCGGCGGCGCAAGGCGCCCCCCTGGTGGTTGCTGCGGCCCTGCCATCGGCGGACGCGGCCCCGTCGGCTGCGGCGGTTGCCCTGGAGCCTCCCCGCCCGGCACGGTGATCGGCGCACCTTGTGGCGGCAGGTCGCCCAGCATATTCAACGCCGGCACCTTCCGCCCCATCGCCTGCATGAACTCGTCGACGGACGGCAACGGAACGCCATACTGCGCATGCGCCACATACGCCCGGACCCAGTTATCCAGCGCCGCCTGGCTGCGCTCCCGGTCATCGTCGAGCAACGTATTGGCTCGGTCCGTCTGCTGCTTTGCCCGGTCGTTCTCAACATCAGCCGCGGTCTTCTGCTGCTGAACCTGGGCCAGCAGCATGTCGGTGTTTGGCGGCGGGGGCGGCGGCGGTGGCGGCTGCCATCCAGGCGGAAGCGATTTGAAATAGCTGCTGCTGTCGCTGATGTTCGCAGTCTCAAGCAGCCGCACCAGCGTATTGCGATACTCCGGTATCCCCGCGAGTGGGTTATCCATCCCGCCAATCTGCATAATCTGCTCTTGCTTCGTCGCTATCTGACTAAGCATGGCCATGCGCTCCATGGGCGTCCCACGCCCACCCACGTTGACCTCTACCTCCCAGTCCGTCGCAAGAGCGCGCGGATCTATCGCTATCCATTGCCCGCGCAATAGGATCACGTTCGGCCGGTCCTGCTGCCGCGCCAGCATGCGCAGCAACCCCTGATACAGCGGCGCCAGCCCGGTCTCGGCGAGCGTTCTGGCCACCATGTCGAGGCGGTCCTGCGCAGCGCTGCTCTGTTGGCTCACCGCCACGGGTGCCGTGCTCTGCAACTCGTCGATCGTGAGCCCGCTGCTCGCCTTGGTGATGCCCGTGCGGCTCTCCCGTATCGACTCCAGCACCTCCATGACCGGCAGCGCTTCCTTGCCCATGAAGGGCTTGGTCAGCTCCTGCACCGCGCCTTGCTGCGACACTCGTATGATGCTGCCGATCGCCGTCTGCTTCACGTCGGCAAGCGTCGCGTGCCCGACCTCCACCACGGTGCGCGGGAACATGCTCTGCCCCAGGCTATCCAACACCGCCCGCATCACCCGGCTCTCGGTCTTCTGCAGGTCCATCACCATGTCCGCCTGCGAATAGCCGATCACCCGCCCCGGTTCCCGATAGGGCGTGAAGCAGCACAGCGGTATCTCGTCCGTGCGGTCCCACTGGATCAACTCCGCGGCGTCGCCCAGCATATGCACATGGATCAGTTCGGCGATGTTGTCGCCATCGGTGTCCGTCCGTATCCACCCCTCGACATAGCGGACAATCCGCTTGCTCTTGTCGTTCGGAGGAGACCCCGGGATGTTCTGGCCTGATGCCGGGTCACGCGACATGGCCTCGCGTCGCCGCTGCGCGGTCATGGAGTCCGCGTGCGCCATCACCCGACCCTCGGGCAACCCCTGCTCGATCAACTCCGACGCCGTCACCTCACGCACATGGAAGACCCCATGCGCGTCCGGGATGGTGTTGGCATCCGACAATATCCACACACAGTCAGCCGGCACCGCCACAACCTGCGGCCAGCCCTGCTGCGAGCTGCGCGTGATCCGCGCCTCCCACAACTCCGCAGCCCCACCCTGCTGCAGCCACATCATGCCCTCGGCCGTCTTGGCCACCGCCGCCTGCTCGGCCTTCGTCATCGGCCTTCTGACGATCCGCTGCGCCTGGATGCCAGGATCAGCCAGCAGCATCTGCAGCTGCGGCAATAGCAGCCCCTCGCACACCTCGGTGCGGATCTGCTGGCGCTTGCCCCAATACCAGCGCACCCACCCAGCCTTGCGGGTCAGCGCATCGAGTAGGGCATCGTGGAGGATCTGCCAGCCCTTGTTCGCAGTGAACAACGCCCAGCGGCAGTAGTCCGTCGCCTGACGTGCCAGCGCCGTCGCCTGCGCATCCGATCCCGCCGGATTGTCGGTGCTGATCGGCGAGAAGCTCACCGGGTTATCAACGCCGGTGAACACGCGGAGCAATGACGGCAGCGTGCTGCGGATGGTATCGCGCACCACGGTCATCACCAGCTGCGACCGCCCTTTCTCCTCATCGCCGAACTTTTCGCCGCGGTAGTAGTCGCTTGCCTCCTCACGCTGGCCGGATAGCGTCTGATTGTATTTTTGTGCCTGCTGGAAGTAGTAGCGCGCGACCGCCTGGATCTCGCTGTCGTCAACCTGCAGCCGCTCGTAGATGATCTCCTGAGACCAGGGGACTTCGCTGGGCTTGATCGACGGACGAAGGCCGGCGGCGTATGGCCTGAGAGCAGCAGGCAGATGGTCGTCAGTGTCATCTGCTGTGTCGGTATCTCTCTTTGGCAAGAGTTGCAGCATGACCTGTGAAATGTCAGGCCCAGTGCTCACAGGTCGCATCAAGCCGGGTAGCGGTGGCATTGGTGGAGGCCCCATCGAAGGACCAAGCAACCCAGCATGCCCAGGCGGCTGCAATAGTGCGGGCGGCGCCAGCGATTGGCTCATTCGACGTGCCTCCATGTCAGGCCGCGGCGAACGTGATCCACCGTGCCCGCGCTAACTCCCAATCGACGAGCAATAGCAACCGCTGTCTCAGGCGATGCTCTAATGTCCCTGACATTCTGTGCGGTCAGTCGGGACTTTCCCGACCTTTCACCCAACGCTTTATTCGCCCGGCCGCGGCGCAACATATCAGCCGCGTTATCCGTCATCGTTCCCCAGTAGAGATGCTCTGGGTTGACACACAGCGTCACGTCGCAGCGGTGGCACGCAACCATTCCCTCTGGACGTGGCCGACCGTCAAGCGCCAGAGCCACGTGCGTGGCTAGCCGATTCACCCCGTAGCAGATGACTGGATAATCACCCCTGCGATCCCGAGACGGATAAGCATTCCCTGTCCAGAGCCAGCAACCGCTGTTTGGCTCAGGCAAGACGAAACTCTGGAAGCGTTCCGCGAGCGGCTTGCGCGGATAGGACTTGCCGCTCAACGGTGCGAGCGTTTCGCTCATCGTGGGAACCGTGGCGCTCATAAGCCAGTTTCCTTCCCCACCTTATCGGCGAGAACCTTGATGATGTTATCGGTTCGGACCTGCCGCATATCAGTGCGATAGGCTAACTCCGCTTCTATCCTGTCCAGCCGCTGGCTAATGGCCTGCGCCTCTTTCCAGATCATCACGAGCAGATCGCTGTCAGCTTTCATCGTGGTGTCCCATGCCGCGGCGAGTTGGGTGGCACCTCGCGCCCATGGTGGTGCAGGCCCACGTCGTTACGGCGGGCCTCCCGCAGCATGGCAAGCACCGCCTCCACGTCCCGCCGCATCTGCAGCACCTCACGCAGCAACTCGCCCAGCAGCGCATCGGTCGAGGTGAACTGCCGCACGTTCTGCATCGGGTTGGCTTGCGCCTGCTGGTAGTGCTGCATGGGCACAACGTTCGGTGTCATTGTCTACTCCATCCCCGCGCCATTTACGCTTGGCTTCCTGGTCAATCTCACCGCCAGCATCATATCGTCCAACCGCAGGTCGATCGCCTTACGGATGCCGAACAGCAACTCCATCATCTGGTCCAATCCGTTGGCCTTCTGCGTAGCGTTCAGCGCCGCGTATATCGCATTCACCCGCTCATCGAGGTTGCGAGCCTGCTCGTTGAAGTGCCGCACCATCTTCTGCTCGAGGATGGCGAACATCTGCTCCATGTCAGGAGGCGGCAGCTTGTCATCGAATGACAGACCGTGGGCCTCCAGCGCTTCCCTGACTTCCTTCAGCGACTTGCGCCCGAAGTTCGGTATGCGCAGCATCTGCTGTGGGCCACAGCGCAGCAAATCGTCGGTCGTCTTGAACCCTTGATCTCGCAATGCGTTAAGACTGCGAGCGCCTAAGATGAGGTCACCTAGCGGTATGCCTGCCATCACTCCATGCCCCGGATAGATTCCCGCACAGGCGTTTGACTATACAGCCAGCTGTCACTCGCCGACGACACGCCCAACCCACGATCACACAGGCTCAGCAGGAACGCATCGGCCCTGTCCGGGCTGTGCAATCCCCGCGTCCGCATCTGCTGCTTCGACTCGATCTGGATGCGCCCATCGCTGGTGAACGCATACCGTGGCGCCACCAACTCATCGCGCAGCTGCTCGTCGCGTGGCAGGCGGCAGGCTCTGCTCTCAAGCCACACCCGCCCATTGCCCCAGAGCTCGTCGCGTAGCCGCACATACCGACCCGTCGTGCTAGGCGCCTCACCAACGTTCACACACAGCACCGGAAGACCTTGCTCCATGAGCCTATCCGCCACACCCGCACCAATGCCAATCGCATCGACGCAGATCAGCATCGGCTTGCTCGCAACGCTGAGGTCGTATTCGTATTTAATCGCACCCGCGAGTTGCA